TGCAGCCCTCCGAGTGAGGGCTTTTTTATTCGTTTTCTTCTTCTGCGATCAGCCATATAAGTACCAAAACAAGTACGATAATAAGTTTTACTAGTAAGTTTTCCATTCTATCTCCTGCGGGTAATTAACCTCGTTTGCTTGAACCTTTGCTGTACCTGCCATCATTCCCACCATAAATGCTAGTGCGTAGAACCCTATTTTATTTAATGTTTTCATTCTAATTGCCTCTTATTTTAGATAAAAAAATGGGGCGATTAAGCCCCATTGTTAAGTATGCTTAGTAGGTCTGGAGGAGAGTAACCTACTCCCTTTAACACCTTTCCATCTTCTCGATAGATTGGCCTACCATCAGTACCTAGCTTGCTCATATTGCTTCGATGAACTTCGAAAAAACAACAATCAAGATCAATACCAAAGGACTGACCTGCTCCGTAAATAACATATAATAAATCAGTGAGTGCATCTGCTACCTCTACAATATCTTTGTCTTTAAGCGCAACTTTGAGTTCTTCCAACTCTTCTTCAATTAACGCCACCCTTAGATTCTGTGTATCCTCATCAGGAAGTTCTGGTTCATCAACAACCAACTGCCCAAAGGCTTCCATAAAATCACCTACCAGTTCAAAATTTGTACCTTCCATTTTAGTTCTCTTTATGTGTTTGATGAGATATATTATAAGGCATTGACCAAAAAATGTCAAGTACTTATTTTAGAAAGCTCCCTGTACACCGGTTTAAAAGTGGCACTTTTTATACCATAGGAAAATATTTCTTGACAATTAAATAGAATTCTTGTATAATAGCTCCTAATGAATATCAACAATGAGGTAAATAAAAAAAGTAGGAATGTAATTCCTTTCGGAGTACTATAATGGATGCACTAAATGCAATAGGTACGGTATGGCCCATATTTCTAGGATTTATAGGGTTAGTCATAGTACTAGCACGTATGCACACTGATATAGAGGTTTTAAAGGACAAAATTAAAACCTTGTTCGAGCTTTTTAATGATAAAAATAATAAAGGACAGTAGATGATAAGTGCACCCATTGCGGCTATTTTTATATTTTGCTTAGTAGGCTGTGCAATAAGCTCGTGGTTTCTAGGCAAACAGCGTGGAATCTCTGACGCAGTAACATATTTAGCCCAAGAAGGGTACATAGTATTAGAGGATGAAGAAGATGGGGAAGGGCAGTAAAAGACGCAAAGAAGACAACCAAAAGTTTAGAGACGCTTATGATCAAATTTTTAGGAGAAAGCCTGTGAAAGTAGATATTTATTCAATTCCCGACTGTATGCACTGTGACACAGTTAGAAACCTAACCTTTCTAAAAGGCTACTCTTATGTAGATCATCAGATGATGGATCTAACACCAAAAGAGTGGATTGCTAAGATTGGTTTCGTGCCAAAGACAGCACCACAAGTATTTGTAGATGACAAGTACATCGGTGGCTGCACAGACTTTATAACAGCTATGAGAGATGTAGAAAACATAAGACTTTGAGCGACACTCATTAAAATGTCAAAAAACCCTAACCGAGTACCGCAAGGACTCAAGCGTTCCGAAAGGACGCAATCATAAAAGGAGTAACTTTATGACTAGCAAACTAGCAGTGGCAGATTTCCAAAAGTTTTTATTGGGATTTGACCGATTCGTAACTGACACAAGTGTATTTGCCCCCATGATCGATGGTGGCTACCCTCGTTTTAATGTCCTTCGAGTAGGTAAATACGGTTTTCGTGTTGAACTAGCTGTACCTGGCTGGAACAAAGACGATATCGAAATAACTATTCACAAGGGCCTACTAACAGTAGAAGGAACAAGTAAGTTAACTCTACCGGAAGACGAGAAATACGTTTATAAGGGTCTTAGTGGTAAATGTTTCACACGAACATTTGGCATTAGCGAACATGTGAAGCTCGAACGTGCCTATATGGAACGCGGGCTGCTCTGCATAGATCTACATGAAGAACTTCCTAAAGAATTGCAACCCACGAAAGTTGTAATTAACTAGGAGACTATGTTGAAAAAGCACGAAACTACAACAGAAATTGGAATTGTTTTATTCTCAATTCTATGTATGGTAGTGGCCTTACAGCCATTATTCTAAATCTCAGCGGGGTCGCAAGGCCTCGCTTTTTTATTAGGTATAACAATGAATTCTATACTAATAGGCATTATAGCAAGCATGGGAGCTGTAGGGTATATATACTATACCACTACTCAAGCAGACTTGACAGAGCTACGAGAATTAAACAAAGTATATGAATTAAAACATCAAGAACAAGAAGAAACCCTCCGTGTCCTCGAAAACGATTTCAAACTGCAAACAACCTCATTGCTCGAACAACAAGTAGCAAGCCAACAAATTCAGCTAGAAATGAACCGTTATCTGGATATATTCAAGGGACATAATTTAACACAATTGGCAGCGGCAAAGCCAGGCTTGGTAGAGATTAGAATGAATAAAGCTACCAAAGGAGTATTTGATGGTATTGAAAAAGACAGTATTAGTCTTGACGCTCTTGATGACGGGCTGCAGTATGTTCCAGAAGCCCCCGAGGGAAGTACAGATAATAACGAAACCAGTGAAGAGAGTGATAGTACAACCACAGATGCCGAGGGCCCTCGTTCTTAAAGAACCGCACTGGTATGTGGTAAGTGCCAAAAACCTGGAAGAATTTTTAGTAAATATTGAAAAAGAAAGCGGCTCTGTAGTATTCGTAGCTATGAGCGTATCAGATTACGAACTAATGGCATATAATATGCAAGAACTTAAACGATATATAAAAGAAACGAATCAAGTAATCGTTTACTATAGGAAGGTCACAAGTGAATAAAGAAGCAGTGTACGAACAATTAAAAATTGATGAAGGTGTAGTGTATGCAACATACAAAGATCATCTTGGCTATCCTACGTTTGGAGTGGGCCACTTGGTACTCAAAACAGATCCAGAATACGGAGTACCAGAAGGAACAGCAGTATCAGAAGACAGAGTTAAAGAGTGTTTCGAAAAAGACCTCGAAATCGCAACCTCTGAATGTTACGCTCTATACGGCCCAGGGACATTTATTGCACTACCTGACGAAGTACAACAAATCTTGGTTAACTTAATGTTTAATATGGGACGACCTCGTCTCTCAGGATTTAAGAACTTTAATGCAGCAGTAGTCAAAGGAAATTGGGCTACAGCTGCTGATGAAATGGTAGACAGCCGTTGGTACACCCAGGTTGGGGATCGTGCCAAGCGCCTTGAGCAGCGAATGAGAGCAGTTACTTCTTGACTATTGCTGCTCGCCGCTGTATAATAGTATTTCAATTTTAGGAGAACTATTATTAACCTTTTTTACCTAGACGAAGACCTTGATAAGTGTGCAGAGTATCACGTGGACAAGCATGTAAATAAAATGATCCTCGAAGCTGCACAGCTTATCTGTACAAATCTCTGGATAGATCACCTCTTCGGTTTTGTTCCTCGTGCTATCACGAAGGAAGAAAATGCTGTCCTGCAAAAGACTCGCAAAGAGTGGAAAGAAGTTCCAATGGAAGATAGACTCTTTCCATACCTTCCTACCATGCAAAATCATCCTTCATGTGTCTGGGTGCGTTCTTCGCTAGAAAACTTTTACTGGACAAATAACTATGCTTTTGCTCTTGGTAGCGAGGCACACTATCGTTATGGTAGTGAGCACAAAAGCATGAAAATGCTAATGAATTTACCAGAGCCAAAGAATATGGAAGACCATGGGTTTACTCAGTTCGCACTCGCAATGACCGAAGAGTTAAAAGACTATAGCGATCCTATACAGTCTTATCGTAATTTCTATATGCTTGACAAAGCTACGTTCGCTTCGTGGAAGCATAGAGACAAGCCGTATTGGTGGGATGAGAGTCTCGCAGATTACGACCAAAGAATATCAAGAAAATGAAAAATAATTTTGTAGCAAAACACGCCAGAGCTTATAATAAAGCGCAAGTATTTATTGACCGCAAGGTAGAGGCTAAAAAAGGCTACAGCAAACACAAAGGATACCAAGAAATGGATGAATCATGCCCAAATTGTGGAGAGTATCTTAGTGGTGACGGTTATGGTACGCCTGAACGCTGCCCTAATGCTTTAGAAGAACGCTGGTGGTATACAGAACCAGACTCCGGCCCATATTATTGTTTAGAGGAAGAAGAATGAGTAAAGTAAATTTAATATCACTAAGTAAGCCTACCGCGTATTCAGAGTGTTATACAGCCGAAAACTTAGTAGCTTATGCTGCTAGGGTAAGTAATCCTGCGAACCAAAATAATACTAAGACTGCTGGTAAGTTGATTAGATACTTAATCAAAGAGAACCATTGGTCTCCACTGGAAATGGTACACTTAACTATTGAAATCCAAACTACTAGAGATATTGGTAGGCAGATTTTAAGACACCGATCTTTTGCTTTTCAAGAGTTTAGCCAGCGTTATGCAGTAAGTGAAAACTATACTACCCGTGAAGCTAGAATGCAGGATAAGACAAATCGACAGAACTCTTATGAGACTGATAATAAAGAATTATCAGAAGAATGGAATATGCAACAAGCCTCCATTATTAGTAAAGCAAAAGAAGTATATCATTGGGCATTAGACAATGGCATTGCAAAAGAACAAGCAAGAGCTGTACTACCAGAAGGTAATACAGAGACTACTATGTATATGGCAGGTAGCTTACGTTCTTGGGTACATTACTGTGATCTGCGCAGGTCGAACGGTACTCAAAAAGAACATATGGAAATAGCAGAAAAGTGCTGGGATATTATAGTGCAACACTTCCCGCAAATAGGTGCTGATCATGAAATGCCCTAAGTGTCAAAAAGAATGTAAAAGACTAATTGGAGTAGGTAACCATTGTTATCTTTGTACATATGAGTTACCTCCTGTCTACAAATGTATGACGTGCTGGAGTAATGTAGAATTTTTAACTCCAGATTCTAAGTGCTTTGTGTGTTCGCCTCCTATAAATAGTGCCGTAGGATTAGCAAATTATTTGTTGACTACAAGAGGTGAAAGCTATTATAATATATCTAACAAGAGAGAGGAACAATGATGGAAGGTAAAAAATACGACAGCAGTAAGCCTAGAATGTACCTGCTGCCGCCTAAAGCGGTAGTAGAAGTAAGTAATGTTCTTACGTTCGGGGCAGAGAAGTACGATGAAGAAAACTGGCGCAAGCTAGATAACCTTCAGAACAGATACACGGGTGGTGCACTTCGGCACATATTCTCACACCTTGATGGAGAGACACTAGACGAAGACTCAGGGCACAGCCATTTAGCACACGCTATATGTTGTTTACTATTCAAATTGGAGATAGAGCTTGAGCAGAAGAGTAAAGAAGAAGGAATACGAAAACTTATCAGCGAGCAACATAAAGAAAGTAATTTCGCTGTTAAACCCGTCTACACCTGGAGTTCAGCCTTCGGGGCAGCCTACGGAACAAATAAAAAAACCGATATCTAAAAAAGAAGCGTGTGATATCTTAAATATCGCATACAATACTACTAGATTAGATAAAATTATATCAGAATATTATGAGCAGCTAGAGTATGTTGCTTCTCGTAAAAAGAAGAATAGAGGCCGAGCCGCTACCAAGCAGGAAGTAGCAGAATCAGTAGCGGGGTATCTACGAGGTGAGCCTATTGCAGATATTGCAAAAGGTCTATACCGCTCCTCAGCTTTTGTAAAAGCTATTATTGAGAGAGTAGGAGTACCAGAGCGAGTTGGGGGAGAGGACAGTACGGAAGTAGACTATCTACCAGAACAATGTACAGCCGAAAGTTTTAACATTGGGGATATAGTTTGGTCTGCGAAGTATCACAGCTCCGCCATTATTGAGGACGAAATCTCAGTAGACTATCAGGCAGAAAGACCTGGGTACTCAGACGTAAATTATGAGAATAAGTATACTAGCAAGTGTTACGCTATCTATGTACTTACTCGAAATGAAAATGACAGTGTATACGAGAAGAGAAAATCAGGTTTTTCAGCTTTCTCTCTTGCATATGATCTTGGCAGCTTAGAACACTTAAAAGAATACGGAGTAGATTTACACACCCTTTGAAAAATAATTCTTGACTTCACTTGGTATATCCTAGTATAATATACACTTACAAGATGAGGAAAGCAATGGGAAATCGCTTTTACGAACAACAGCTTAGAGCACTGGGTACTTGCCCAGGAATAAAAAACACTACCAAAAGGAATAGAAAAATGGCTTGGACAGACGAAAAGAAAGCAGCAGTAGTTGAAGCATACGAAGCAGCAGAACCTACCCCAGAAAACAGTATGGAAATTGTAAAAGAAATCGCAGACGAGTACGAAGAGTCCCCTAACGGCGTTCGTATGATTCTTACTAAAGCTGGCGTTTATATCAAAAAGACCCCAGCAGCCGGTAAGACTGCAGCTGCCCCTACAGGTAGTACACGAGTTTCCAAAGCTGACGCGCAAGAAAGCCTCACTGCTGCAATCACTTCAGCAGGGCAGGAAGTAGATGACGAAATCATCAGTAAGTTGACTGGTAAAGCCGCACAGTATTTTGCTACTGTTATTGCCGCCATCAACAACTAATCGGATCGAGCTAGTACCTCTCCGAAGCAGGAGGATAGCGTTGCCTGCTCATCAAAAATACGACGCATTTTTCTCTAAACCTTAGCAAACAGTACAGTAGAAGATTCTGCTAACCTGCTTCAAAGGAATAACTGTGAGAAAAGAACAATTAACACAGCTTGTTGAAGAATACGGAGATGCTATTATCACCTATCGGAGTGAGAATAGTAAGAAACTAAAGTACAATGTTTGCACATTAGATTTTAGTACGCCGTATGTTCAACAAAAAATTAATAGAGCAAAAGAAACCGATAGTACACTGCTGTTATTTTGTTGGGATACCGATTCTTATCGGTTATTAAAACCCAGCTATGTAACGAGTGTGACACCTCTTTCTGCTATATTGAAAAATACAGGTGCTCGCTAATGGAGATTCACGAATCCCCTGATGCGTATTCTCGTGTTATTCATTATGATGCAGTTAAAGAGATACAAGTTAGACTTACCGTTAATATATTCCGAGGTACTGAGTATCTTGGTTTACGAAAGTTTTATTTAGACTTTGATGAGGAATGGAAGCCTTCTCCGGAAGGTATCTCTATGCCTCTGGATCTAAGTAATTCTAGGGAACTATTCATTGGCTTATGCGAGATTCTATCTTTAGCAGAAGTTGACGAGATAGTCAGAGAGATTTTCCCTCTAACATAAAAATAGTTCTTGACTTTAGTCTTATTACCTTGTATAATATACATTCATTCAGTGGGGGTTTAGCAATTGGAAGAATACTTAAAGAGTCTGTCAGAAGCATACTACGAAGGAAAGCCTCAGCTTTCCGATGAAGAGTTTGATCGTCTGGCAGAGATATACAACTACAATTCTGTAGGTCATACCGTTACTGACGGTGTCCCACACCTGTATCGTATGTACTCTTTGCAAAAGTATTTTGACATCTCCAAAGCCCCTGACCTTGGTAGTTACATAGTAACACCCAAACTGGATGGAGCCGCCGTAGCTGTTGTATATGTAAATGGAAAATTAGCTATAGCACTTACTCGGGGAGACGGCAATCTGGGACGAGATATTACAGACAAGATGAAAACTCTTGTTCCTGAAACTATCCCGCTTCAAGGAGTTATCCAGGTAACTGGAGAAGTAGTTTGCCCTTCGAGTGTCCCAAACTCTCGTAACCTTGCATCAGGCTCTCTAAACCTGAAGGATATGAGTGAGTTTCGTACTCGCCCGTTGACCTTCATCGCTTATGCCTTGCAAGGTTCTAGTATCCAAACCTGGACTGGAACTATGAAGTACCTAGAAGCGCAATGTTTCAACACGGTATATAGTTTCGATTCGAGTAGTTATCCTACCGATGGCTTAGTCTATCGGATAGATGATAACCAAAAGTTTGATAGTATGGGATATACTTCCCACCACCCACGTGGTGCCTTTGCCTTGAAAGAGCAGAAAGAGGGAGTAGTAACTGAATTGCTTGATGTTGTGTGGCAAGTCGGCAAGTCCGGAGTTGTTAGTCCTGTAGCCATTCTTCAGCCAGTAATGGTTGGCGAGGCTACTGTGTCTAAAGCTACACTGCACAATATTGAGTACATTCGGGGACTTAACTTAGAGATTGGATGTATGGTTGAAATCATTAGGTCAGGCGAGATTATACCTCGTGTTGTTAGACGAATTGGAGATTGTTAATAGCTTTCGAAAAATAGTACTTGACATTATACCTAAAGATATATATAATATACATTCAGATTTAAGGAGAGTTTAGATGATTTCAATTGAAGCCCCAACGCATTGCCCTAGCTGTGCATCGGAGTTGATTTTTGTTAATCATATTTTGTATTGTGAGAACACGTCCTGTGCCTCACAGTGTCAGAAAAAAGTAGAGCACTTTGCGAAAGTACTCAAGATCAAGGGTCTAGGCCCAAGTAGTATCTCTAAGTTAGGTATTACTGATTTTGATATGATCTATGCCTTATCTGAGGCTCAGATAGCAGAGTGTCTCTCATCTGATAAACTTGCAGCAAAATTATATTCCGAGATTCAGAACTCAAAATCTGCTTCTCTGGATATTCTTTTGCCCGCATTAGGTATCCCCTTGATAGGTACGCACGCAACCAGAAAGTTATCTACAACAATTACTTGTATTAGTGAGATCAGTAGAGAAACCTGTGTTGAAGCTGGCCTAGGCCCAAAAGCCACGGATAGTTTAATGGAATGGCTTCACAAAGACTTTTATGCTTTCTACGATGGGTATCTCCCATTTAGTTTTAAGTTCAATAAAGCAAAGAATATAATACCAACAAATGGAATAGCTGGTATAGTATGTATTACAGGAAAACTAAAGAGTTTTTCTAGTAAATCAGAAGCTACCTCTTATTTAGAACAAAATGGCTTTATTGTTAAGTCAACACTTACTAAAGACTGTACTCATTTAATTAATGAGTCAGGAATCGAATCAATTAAAACTAAAACTGCTCGGGACAAAGGAGTCATAGTGACTACCATACCCGAGTTAATTAAACCTTAAAGGAATATTTAAAGATGGCTACTACCCCAAAATGGAACGATGATCGTTCAGCACAACTTACAGCCTTCGTCGGTGACGAAAGCCCAGTATCATACGGTACTGTAAACGAAGCAGCCTTGCTGCTTGAGACCTCTACACGTTCTATCTCTAGCAAGCTGCGAAAGATGGGCTTTGATGTAGAGCTGGCCTCTGCCGGTAAAGGCAAGTCTTACTCTGAAGCACAAGAAGCTACTCTGGCTGCTTTCGTAGCAGACAACAGTGGTCAATATACTTACGCTCAAATCGCTGAGTTGTTTGAAGGCGGTTCTTTCGAGCCTAAGTCAATTCAAGGCAAGATCCTCTCTATGGAGCTGACCGCACACGTTAAGCCCGCTCCTAAAGTCGAGAATGTTCGTAAGTACAGCGAAGAAGAAGAAGCTACTTTCATTGCTATGGTCAATGATGGCGCTTTCGTAGAAGCTATTGCTGAGTCAATGGATCGTAGTGTAAACTCTGTTCGTGGTAAGGCTCTTAGCCTCCTACGGGCTGGCGAGATTGATGCAATCCCACGTCAAGAGTTCACGAAAGGTACTGACAAGAGTGATCCATTCGAAGACCTCGACGTTGCTAACATGACTGTCGAAGCTATCGCTGAGTCAATCGGCAAAACTGCTCGCGGTGTTAAGACTATGTTGACCCGTCGTGGTACTGCTGCATCTGATTACGATGGTGCTGCTAAAGCTGCTAAAGCAGCTCAGTAATAGAATCTAAACTCTAGCCAACACATCTCTTTTTGGCGTGTGTTGGCTTTTTATTGTTCGGGGGAACTTTTGAATATTGCAAGTGCTTTACTAAAGCAAGTTATTACTACACAGGACTTCGAGACTTGGAGTTACCTGCGTAGAGAATATCTGCCTACAGAATTCCATGTGCTGCATAAGCTCATTGAAAAGCATTGTGAAAATTTTCATTCGCTTCCCACGTTCGATAACCTCAAGTTAGGTATTAGAGATCGACAGACACAAGAAAAAGTGTTTGCCGTTGAAAGTGTAGATGTAGACGTTGATGCGGATATTCTACTAGAGTACCTAAAAAATGAGTATACTCAGAAAGAAATACTCAACTCTCTTGAGAACTATATAGACAACTCTGTACTCTTTGCGGATGCAGATGAGTCTGTAGGTCAGCTGCATCAGATCGTCTTAGACATCGAGGATAAGGTCGATTTGCAAGAGCCAGCAGAGAATATGCAACGTATTCCTCTATTCGAGCCAGAAGCAGAGATTTCCAAGTACTTAGGCTTAGGCTTAAATTCAGACTATGACCACGAGATTAAGTTTTCCCCCCGAGACTTGGTTCTTGTTGGAGGTCGTCGTGGTGCTGGAAAATCTCTCACCTGTGCTAACATTGCCAATAATGTTTACAATTCTGGACGATCTTCTATATATTTCACTATCGAAATGGATAGTAGATCAGTATTTCAACGTATATGTTCAATAGCTACTGGAGTACCTTTCGCCCGCTTACGCACTAAGAATCTGAGTGTTACTGAGTGGGAGAAAGTAGCCATATGGTGGGCAGCACGCTACCAAGGTAGTGAAGGACGTTTAAAAGAATATAGAGACCACAGAAACTTTGATACGCTTTCCGATGACCTAAAGAACAACTGCGAGCTTCTCCCGACTCAGCAGATGGACGTGGTCTACGATCCTTCTCTAACACTAGCCAGGATTCGGGCAGAGTTAGATAAGAAAGTTAAAAAGTTGAATGTTGGTGTCATTATTGTAGATTATCTTAATCAAGTTAAACGCTCTAACATGCCATCTCGTGGTGGTCAGTACGATTGGACAGAACAGATTGAAGTTAGTAAAGCATTGAAAGCTATGGCGCAAGAGTATGAATGCACTGTGTTTTCTCCGTACCAAACAGACGCTACTGGTGAAGCTCGCTTCGCTAAAGGTATTCTTGACTCCGCAGACGCGGCTTATGCACTAGAGGCATGGGATCAAGAAGACAACTGCATGACATTTAACTGTGTTAAGATGCGAGCCGCCAGTATGCGTTCTTTTTCTTCAGAGGTAAATTGGGAAACCTTGAAAATTGGACCAGAGTCACAGTTGACTCCAAAAGAAAGAGAGGATAGTTCGCATAAAACAGGGGAAAGTATAGATGACATATAATAAATAATTCTTGACTACTATGATGAAATCTAGTATACTATGTATTCTAAATTGTGATAAGGAGGATTTATGACAATAAGCTATAAAGTAGATGGTAATGTGACGAATAATTCCAAAATTAAGATTTTAAACCTTTTAGACACTGTTGAGTATTCTATCGAACTAGATGACTACATAGCAGCAGAAGTAACTATACATAAGCTATCCGCGCTTTCACATCAAATGGATGCCGATTGCTTAGAAAGATACGAAGAACTACAATACCATATTGACACAGAGGCTTACTATGAATGTATCGGAACTGCTAATAAGCAAAGATATTCGATATACACCAAAGGGCGGTGATTTTATAATAAAGTGCTTGAATCCCGAGCACGCAGATAGAAATCCTAGCTTGAGAGTAGATCAGATTACTGGTATCTTTAACTGCTTCTCTTGCGAATTTAAAGGAAACCTTTTCACGCATTTTGGGGAAAGGCCAAACTATTTACAATTACGTCGAGAACTTCTAAAAAAGAAAATTAGAGATAAGAGGGCAGAAAGTATTGGATTGGCCTTTCCCGAAGGTGCGATGCCTTATGTTGGTGACTGGCGAAATATTAAGCCAGAGACTTACAAAAGGTTCGAGGCTTTCATACATAGCGGATCGGATTATTTATCTCGTATTGTATTTCCGATACGAGACAGGACTGGTAAGATAGTAGCATTTCAAGGTCGGCATACCTCAATGGGTATACCTAAGTATTTAAACTTACCTGCTGGTGCTAAGATGCCTTTGTTCCCAATAGTTAAACCGATACAAGGTAGTGTGATTCTAGTAGAAGGTATATTTGATATGCTTAATCTACACGATAAAGGACTAACTAACGCTATATGTTGTTTTGGAGTTAAGAATGTCACAGATGATAGACTAAGTATGCTCACTATGCAGGGAGTAGATAACATAGATATCTTCTTAGACAATGACGCAGCGGGGCAGGCAGCCTCAGCTAGAATAATAGAGTTATGTGATAATGCTAAACTTACTAATCGTAACATTAAGTTCGGTAATAAGGAACAAGATGCAGGATCACTAACACAGAGTCAAGTATCAAAGTTAAAAAATAAACTATATAATTGAGGATGAGTATATGACAGGCACTCTAATAAAGCCTAAAGTAGCACTAGTAGAAACAAAACCAAGTAGAACTAATTTTAAGCAAGAATTCGAGCATTCGTTTGAGTTCGATCAATATCAGCTATGTTCAGACCCTACTATTAAGAAGGTTCTGAAAAGCCACTGTGATATTCAAATTGACATAGCAGCCTATGACTGGATCATCCTGATAGGTTCAGACGCTTTGAAGTACTTCACTAAAATCAATTCTGTGACAGCTTACTCTGGTAAGGCTGTAGACGGCAAGTTTTTGCCTATTATCAACCCTGCTATGCTTGCTTTTAAACCAGAAGCAAAGAAAACCTGGGACACATCTAAAGATAGTATCATTTCATACATCGCTGGTGAAGTCAAGGAAGTAGTAATTGATGAAAGTGTTGCTTTTGGCATTCAAGACACTGCTGAGGCCAATAAATTTATCCAAGAAGCAATTGATGCTCCTAAACCTTATATAGCTTTAGACTCTGAAACTACTGGCTTATATCC